CACATTTTTCACCGGCACTCCCCACATTTTTCCTTCGCGCATTCCCCATATTTATTTTCCAGACTCTTTCCGGCCTCTCTCCGGTTCGGTTTCTTAGGCTTTTGGCAGGTGGCCGGTTGCTCTCCGCATCCGTCTCGCCTTCTCTAATAATTCGCGGGAAGTCTTACCTAGAATTTTATCCGTCTCCCTCGGACGTCTCAGGTCAGCACGATGATCCAACTCGTACCGCTCGACCTCCAAGGCTGCACGTTCGAACGTCTTGAACGATCCGATCCGCTTCGTGCCGTCGCCGCTATTGAAAAATGCGTCATACTTCCCCGTCTTATCGTTCAGACGCACATTCGTAGCACCGCTCTTGTTCCGCTTGTCAAGCTTTTTATTCTTCGCATTCTCCGCTCGACTCACAACATACAGGTTCGCCCTGGTGTTGTTCAGGCCGTTCCCATCCCGGTGATCGACGACCAACTCGGGATCCGTCACGCCCATAAGGTAACGATGCATCGGGCCTACGCCGGCACACACCGCATAAAGCTCGCCGGAACGGGTTTTCTGCAGACTCCATGACTTGAATTGCACACTTGGAAAATCACTTTCACTGACAACCGCAAAATGACCCTTCCAGCCCACCCGGATCCTCCTCAGATCCGGCATTTCGTCTACCGTCACGATGACTCCCTCATGACGTCATACATGACGCCATCATGCCATCATAACAGGCACCGCAAAAAAGGCCCCGGTTTTCACAGGGGCCTAAGCCTTATCTCTATGAGGGTTGTGTTGAACTTGCCCTGCCGAAATCTTACACCTTATTTTTATTGTCAATCTGCCATGCTCTAGCAGCCAACTCTCTTATGCATGGGTCCGTTATGATACGCCTCTCAATTTCAATCTTTAGTTGTTCCGCTTCTTCCGGGGTGAAGAATCGTCCCATAATTTCACTTTCTACCGCCCTGAAATGCTGCCTACTCAGATAGTCCATACTTCACCCCCGCCAAAACATAATGCCTTGACCGCTCAAATATGATGTCCTCACACCGAATGCACTGGCAGTAATTCGCGGTCGAATTCGCTGGTGTCCTGGCCCTCGGGAACCGCGATCCGATGCACAAACAAAATCGCCTGGCATCCGTCCTTGGTCACGCCGGCCCATAGACGACACGGAATGCCATCGACGACGACTATCTCAGCCGTTGGTTCTACCTGCATCCGCATCAGTTGGCTTGCTTTCCATCCGCGGTAACGGCCGCGGAGGCCATCTCGTGGGCAATCCTGGCCGCCTCGGGATCCTCGACGACCACACACTGAGAAACCATGTTCATTACGTCATCGGCCGGCAACGCCAGGACGCAATTGACGATAATCCGGCCCTGTTTCCGCTCGCGCAGAGATACCAGACTGGATTCCTCAATCATCGACACGTAGCCGAAGACGTTCGCTTGCGGCAGCTGCACCATGACCCGTTTGCCTTTTGCGAGCTCATTGCCAATGCAATCCTTCATCCTCGACCTCCCTGTTTCTTCCTTCGCCTTATCCGGTATATCATGCTGAACCACTGCCAAAGCAACTGCATCCAGCACACTTTCGGCGCATCCCCGCAGACCATCCATCTTTGCAGGACCAAACTTTTCAAAAGCCGCGTCGATACCCCGGAGGACCAGTTCAACAGGCACGTCGGCATCGCACCACGCCTCAATCAGATCCCAGTCAAGCTTGGAAAACATCAGCACTGGACCACCACGGAGCCTCTGAAAGTGTTCCTCTACCTGCGTAAAATAACCCTTCCGAGGGTAAAAGTTCATCATCCTCGACCTTTTCATGTGAACCTCACAACATCTCGCTACGCGCCCGTTTTACGGTATCCCTGAAATCCGGCCCATTGACAGGAATCACAACACACATCTCCAGAAGACGGGAATAGGACCGTTCGCCAATACAATCCCCTAACGTCTTCCCCCCTACCCGATTATCCGCACTCGCATCACGCGGAGGTGCAACAGGGTAATTCGTCGTTATCAGCGTCGTAAGCTTGCGGTTATATCGCTCCATGAGAATGTATGCCAGTTTTTCCTGTACAAACTCTGTGATTTTTCCGGCACCCAGGTCATCAAGCAGAAGGATGTCCCGGTCCAGAACCGGCCGCATGATTTCCCACTCACTCAGATCCTCTCTGTCAAAGCTGCTTTTTATCAACTCCAACAGGTGATATGAGGAGTAGAACAATCCGCGTCTTCGCTGTGTACGAATCAATTTTTTCAGGATCCCTATCGCCAAGTGAGTTTTCCCGGTTCCACACTGGCCGGTAAACATCATGCCTTTGCTGGCCGTCTCGGCAATACTCTTCTCGGCAAACTTCTTCGCCATAAAATGAGCGGCTTTCTGGCTTTCGCTGCAACTGAAATGATCCACTCCAAAGTTATCCAACTCCGCACCCTCAAAGCTTGCAGGAATCTTCGCGGCCTCCATGTAGCGCGTTACCTTACCACCTTCCACACACGAGCATGGTCTTGCACTTCGATTCCCCTGGCCGTCAATGTCGACGACCAAAAACAAGTTATTGCACGTCTCGCAGTTCATTGCGATTCCCCTTTCCGATAGCCCCACTTCACCAACAACGCTTCAAGATCCCTGCTATGCCGCGCATCGCTCTCATCCCTTGACCGATCCGAAGCCGATCCGACAAGAATTTCCGCACGTAAACGATCCTTTTTCTCCTGTTGTTGCAGTTTCCATGCTTGCCAGAATGTGAGTTTTGAACCAAACGGCTGATGACACCGCGCAGGACGCTCGCGGTATGTCTCTCGATCCGGTTTCCAGACGGGTTTCTCAACCGCGCGATCCTCGCGCGGAGTAGTTGTCTGTTCTTTAATCTCTGGTATTTGTATTACCCGCGCATTTTGCCTGTACCCCCCCCGCAGATTCGAACGTAAAAACTCCTCGTTCAACAGAGGGAAGAAATAGACACTGGTGAGGTTAGAGCGGCAACTTTTACGCCGTTGGGTGGTGACGATAACCTTCAAGGCCTCAAGCTTGCGAAGGTGCCGGCGTATCGTCGCCGGATCCGAACCCGCTCGCCTGGCTATCTCCGCAACCCCAGGCCAGCAGGTTCGCGTCTTCTCGTTCATCCACGTCAGCAAAACCATGTAGGTATCCCGAAGATAACCCTTCGGGATAAAACGTTCCAAACCGTGGATCCTCCGATGAAACCTGTTTCGAGAGATTGCAAAACCCTGCGTGTTTGTTGATATTTCACAAGATTGCGACTTGCAACCCTTGACGTCATGATGTAGTCTCATCGCAGTTGTCCTGTAGTGCCGTTTCCTTCTGCTTTGCCGTGGCAGGGACGGTTATGGCCTTAGTCCTCATTGGCGTGAGAACTTTGGCAGTTAATGGCTGAGTAGCGGTTTGAAGCTGCCAGTTGTTAATTTGTGATTTGGAGAAATAAAATTCGGGGCTAGACGGGAGTTATGGCCCGTTTACCCTACCGTTGTCGGATGAGCGGGTTTAGAGAGCATGGGGAGTTGTATCGCAGAAACGCGAGATTCCCATGAGAGCTAAATCCGCTCCTTCTTTTAACGCCGAAGGTGCGTGACTCCTCTACTGCCTGAATTTTTATTCCGAAAATTTGGCGATAAACCTTCATCCGTGAACTCCCTCACACTCACGCCTTGAGGGGCCAGGGGATGGCGTGAGCATCCCCAGGCCAGCGCTCGGGAGCTACCCGATGCCGTCTCCTCACGGTGTTACAACAGAGCTTCTTTGCCGCCGCGCGGAAGCACTGAGAAGCACAATACACCTTAAAGCCTGTGGATTAAAGACTTCTAGCTGTTAACTTTACCGGCACTTTCATGATCGACTGGAACGTTAACAGCCTTAAGCGCAGAAACGCCGTCACTTCGCCGTCCTATAACCAGGTTTCAAGAATCACTACATCATCCTGAGGGTGGCGTTCAAGTCGCACCGTCCAATGCGGTATGGCTTTACGGGCGTCGTTCAAAGTGTCATGTAGTGAATAATCCTCGGTTGGCCGGTAAGTGCCAGGATACTCGACGACGTGCCGGCGAACGACATACTTCTCGGGATAGTCTCTAGGATGGTCGTAGATAACCCACATGCTAAGGACTTCCTGCACCATGAGAGAAAGAATATCACTCGCACTTCGCGAGCTCTTCGATGACGCTTCGCACCCGCAATAAAGCCGCAGGATCCCCGCTCTTATAGGCCTCGATCCTATCCGAATCCGGCCAGACGAGCCCATAGTCTTCCCCCACCCACCGCTTTTGAAATATCGGATAGCCTCGGTTTTCATCGTTGAGAATCGAGGCATCGCCGTTCCATATCGCATCATCGGCACGTTCGATGCTGAATTCCACGCCGAGATAAAGAAGGCCGCGGTTCAGCCAGGTCGAATCAATCACATCGCCGGCATCATCGACACACCATCCATGCTGCACCGCCATGCAATCCTTCCGCGTCACCGCGAGCCCTTCCACGTAACGCATCCCCGTCTTCGCGGCCAGGCGCATCGCATTCGCGAAACATTGTTTCGGCGCATCCTGGCCGAAGGTATGCAGATCGAAATGACGAACGTTGTAGAAGCGGCCATGATCGACCAGAAAGCCATACAGCGAGCGGTAAACGAGGCCTTCCAGATAGGGATAGGACCGATCCATCTTGCGTATCTTGCGAATCAACTGGCGACGGTTGTAACGCTCATGAGGATTTATCATCCGCGCCTCTTTGCATCCCCGCTATCAGGATCCTCGCTGAATCCTTCAACTCGCTCAACATCCAATTGATGGCGAAAATCGCGAAACTCTATCAGCAACATACCGAGAGCGTTTTCGGGCAATTCCATCCGCTTGAAAAATCCTATGAGCATAGCATCGGTTTCGGCATAACTGGCCGAACGCATCAGATCCAACGCAATACTTCGCGCCTCGGCAATCGTCAGTTGCGCGATACGACGTTGCGCGTCTTCAAGCACGACGTAAGGCATACCATTCCTGGCCGCAACGATCCCCGAAACAATCAGATTGATTCCGGTTGGATTATCTTCCTGTTTCATCTCTCGACCTCGATTTCGTAGCTATCCCGGTTCACGACGCCGGTAAGGGTTTCGTTACGGTAGTCGACCATCAGCGGAATCATATTCAGGACGACGCCATAGGCCCCGCGCAGAGGCCCATCCAGACTGATTGCCACCGCTACCCCGTTGGGGGAAGCATAGGCCACCTGGCCGAACGTCCAGTCATCCCCCGAGTCCTTCATGCGGAGACGTACCACCTGGCCCCCGCGGAGGCGCATCACTTCGCCCTCTCGCGTGACGGCCGGCGCACGATGACGGTACAAAATTTGTTGGAGATATCGCCTACCGGATTCACGCAAAAGATTTCCCAACCTTCGCGTTCGGCCTGTTGCAGGGTTGTCGGCAGCGTATGTGTCTCGGTTGTCCACCAGTCCCACTTGTGTATTTTTTGCCTCATTCTCCCTCACGCTACAACCTCGGTTTCTTCTTTTGGTTTCCGCATTCTGTCTACGATCCTCTCGGCCTCGCGCAACAAGACCAGGGATGACCAGGCAGAGATAGACATTCGCTTCTCGGTTGCGGCCTTGCGCACAAGCTTGTTTTCCTCGACCGTGAAGCGAACCGTTTGCGCGACCATGCCCGAACGTTTCTTAGAAAACCGATCCGGCCGCGGCCCCGAAAATTTAGATGGTATTTTATTCGCCATGACGTTATATTGACGTCATAACGCCGTCAAGTCAACAGCAGATGCAAGACAAACTCACCCAAAGGAAAAATATGGCAAAACCGACAGCACCGACCCGCGACCCGCAGCCGAAACCGGCAAGCAACGGAATTCCCAAGCCCACCGATCCCCGCGCCGAATTCTTCTTTCTTCTTGGCGTCATCCAGGGCAAAGGCGTAGAAGAAGCCAGACGTCTCGCGGAGCTCGCTATTGACCTCACCGCGCCAACAGAGGATACCGAAAGGACGGAGCCATGATTGCAGGAATGCTCAATCTCGACCACAGGCACAGCAGCATCCTCATCGTTGTCATCGAACGCGAAAATCTCGACCGCATTAAAAAAGCAGACCCCATCACGATGGGATCGGTTAAGAAAGGTGGATGGCTTGAAATACCGAAGTATCCGCAGGATTTCAGCATCTTCCTGGCCTACGAAGAAGATCAGGATGAGCTTTATCGGAGAGCAAGAGCAGACCGAGGCAAGTTTCTCGAATGGCTTGAGCGCGGCCGCGTCTTCATCAAAGATGTTGACGGCGTAGAACATACCTTCAAGATTCCAGAAGATAAGGAGAAATCCGATGCCGAATAGAGAGGAAAACGGCAATGATTCTCAACCCGCCTGAAAAACTCATCGCCTTCAGTTGCCCCCTGGTCGTCCCCACGGCCAACCACTACAAGGCACCGATCCGTTACACCGGCCGAGATGGTTACAGCCATCTCGGTTTCAAACTCACCGCGGAGACGAAGGCCTTCCGTCAGGCCGTTTGCATCTTCGCCCAGGGCAGGACCGTCGTACCCGTCGACGCAGCCGGCCGCAGGAAAGCGCGGTATAACGTCACCGTCACCGTCACCCTCGGCCGCGGCCAGAGGATGGATGAAGACAATTGCCTGAAAGTTGCGCTCGACGCTTTGCAATACGCCGGCGTAATCGACAACGATTCGAAGGTGCATCCCGTACCCTTCATCATCCGCAACAACCGCGACAACCCCGGCACAGCCTTTGTCATCGAGCGCGTCGAAGAGGAGAAGCAATCAGCACCATGAACGACAGCCTAACTTTCAAATGTACGGTATGTGGAGAGCCGATCCCGCCGACACGCAAGCGCGACGTAGTGACATGCTCGCCGGATTGCTCCATCGAACGCGCCAGGATGCTCCGCGCCAAGAAAGACGCCCACCATTGCCCTACCTGCAAGCGTCCCTCGAATCCCGAGGAACGCGCCTCCTTCATCGCATGGAGACGATGGAAGCAAGCGGATCCCGACTCCCCGCCCCCGCGCCGGCCAGGCCGACCCAAAGGAAGCAAAAACCGCAGAAATGCCGAGGGAATGACCAACGATGCCACTGCTTAACTATTCAACCACGGTGCCACCGGCCAAGACTGTAGCCGAAATCATCGCATTGCTCGCCAGGAAACAGGCCAGGTCGATAACTCAGGATTTTTACGAGGATGGCCGGCACAAGGCAGTTAGTTTCATCATGATTGTCGGAGGAATCCCTACACGGTTTCAGTTGCCGGTAAACGTCGACGGCGTAACCGGAGCGATGCTGAAAGACAAGCCGTATGACGTAAGCCGCAGCCGCCTCAGCCGCGACCAGTACACGAGCAAGATGCGGGAACAGGCCGAATGGGTATCCTGGCGAATTCTCAAAGACTGGATTCAGGCACAGATGGCCCTCATTGAATCCGGCCAGGCCGACGCCGCGCAGGTGTTTTTCCCCTATATCGTCGAACGCAGCGGCCGAACCATCTACGAATTATTCATAGAGACGAATCAGCAACGCGCCCTGGGAGCCGGCGAGCTCAAGGAGGCAATGGATGTTTGAGGGAATCGACGTTGACTGTTGCAAGGGAGTTTATCTCAATGCCGATAATCCATGTGTGTGCAGCATTGATGAGCGCGTTCTACGCGCATATAGCCGTAGCGACATACTCCTTGAGACAATGACGCCCGAACAGCGCGATTGGTGTTTGTCAGAAATAGAATCCGTCGAAGGCTACGACCGAGCGGATTACGAATCATCGGACGATGCAGACCTGGCGCGTGGTGTGCTCGACGCATGGCAGGACTATTGCCGAGACAAGGGACTTCTGTGATGGCCGTAAGACTGATTCCCCTGAAACCGAACTGGAAAGAGATCCCCAACCCCCTACCCTGGCCGGCGAAGGCCTGCCGATGGGGAGATTTAACCGTACTCGTCGACCATGTAACTGACGTTGGATGGCATATCTCCATCTCACATCGCTATCGCTATCCCTCATGGGATGAGATAAAGATCGCACGATACACCCTTTGCCCCAAAGACATCACAATGGTGATGTATCTCCCGCCAGAGGATGAATTCGTGAACGTCCACGAACGATGTTTTCATCTGTATGAAGAAAAGAATGCTTAAACGCGACCGCACTAGCGAAGAAAAGAAAATCGATGTACTAATAAAGCGCGGCATCATGAGGTTAGGCCAGCCCACCGCGAAACCCGCGGCCAGGCCCAACGCCTTCACCCACTACCTTTATCGCTCGATAAAGGGAAGGAAAGGCCAGAGAGTAAGAGTCCTCAAGCTAAACGCCAATCTGCAGCGATACATCCTTATCGGGTTCGAAGACGGTACGGAGATGGTCGTCGACCGCCAGGCCATACGCAGATTGCGGGAGGATTCATGTTCGCCCTCGTCATCATCTTCCTCGTCGCCTTCATCCTCATCCCGCTAGTTGACCTCACCATAGCCGAGCGGTTCCGAGTCACCGTGAAGGTGATCGTCTACCTCATCACCTTCCTAACCATCCTTTATCTTCTCTTCCTCACTCCCGCAGCAGCCTACGGAAGATGAGGAGCCGTTTAACGCACGACCTAAAGATGGGGGATCCATGAAGCTTGAAATCAGTTTTCAAACTCCCCTGGTCATCAAACAAGCCCCATGCGGAGAAGACAAACCCTACAGAGCCATCTTCACCTTCACGATAGGCCGCTACATCTTCAAAGGAGAAAATATGTCGAACACCATGCAAGCAGGAACCATAGCGACACTCTCGGTTCAATGGGTAGACAAATCCGGCAACCCCGCTTCCGTCGACGGACCCACCAAATGGGCATCGAGCGATGAAGACATCCTGAAGGTGGAGGCCGCGGCCGGCAACCCCCTCATCGCCAACGTCTATTCGCAAGGCCCCATCGGCCCCGCGCAGATCCAGGCAACGGCCGATGCCGACCTCGGAGAAGGCACCAAGACCATTACCGCAACCTGCGACATCTCGGTTATCGCCGGCGAGGCCTTTGGAGGATCCATCACCTTCCAACAGAGCCCCACCCAGGGAACCCCGAAACGGAGGTAAACTTTTGACTCTCTCGCGAGGGAGATGCCATTTTCCGCCGGCCTCTCCCCCCTTTTTTCGAAGAGGACACACACCATGCCAGGACGCCCAGGAAAGAAGAACATCGGCAGCAATATCCGCGAGGCCAGCAAAGGCAAAACCGTAGCGCGAACCCGCCGCAAATACGGAGCGAAGCGAGCGCGAAAACAGGCGATCGCCATCGGCATAGCGGAATCGAAACGGCGACCGAAGAAGAGAAAGCGAGGTTACTGATGGACGTCAAAGAGATAGCAAAGAAGGCACTCGCCGGCAAAGGGCAACGCTACAAGCCACACGAGATTCACATTCAGCGAACCCAAAACAAGGGATACCTGGTTCGCCACAGCCTGGCCGACAAGAACGGCCGGGCCCCCACCGATGGACAACGCGCCGAGCTCACCTATGGCCTGGCGAACCACGACGAACTTTTGAACCATCTGACCGCACACTTCGGAGACGAGCCCGAGGAGTCGGACAACGACAAGGAAGAAGGCGAGGAAGACGACACCGAGGAAGAAGAACGGTATCCCGAGAAAGCCGGCCCGAGAGCGATCCTGATGCGAGGCTAAAGCCGATGCGAGGCATTTCCCTATTTGCCCTGTTCCTGCTGACGGGATGCCATCCGAGGATACGAGTCGGAAGCCCTCAGTTTCAGAGAGCCCCGGAGATAACATGCGTCGTCTTTGTGCAGGGCGACCATATCGACGCAGCTTTGGCCCAGGCCGCAATCAATGCCTGTCGTGAAGCCGTAGGCAAGGGAGGAGAAATCATCAAGCCATGAAAACCGGCGACGTCAAACACGCCAATATCCGAGAATTCTTCGCTTGCTACATCGGCCGAACCCTGGTCGACGTCACGCAGCACGACGAGGATGCCGACCTCAGCGATCCCACCGGAACCTTCATCGAACTGATGTTTGACAACGGAGCCACGGCGCGATTCTTTACGCAGCCCGATACCGTAGGCCCCGCCTTCAAACTGGAACATCCCGACGACTGCAACTGCAAACTGTGCCAGGAAATCTATCCGTCATGAAGTTCGATTGGCGAAGGCTCAAAGATCCGGCATGGGAGAAGAACGACAACAAGCGCCATCGCCTCGACCTTACCGCGCAATGCATGGACGACGAAGCCACCCGCCAGGAAGGCAAACGAATCTGCAAGACGAATCTATATGCCCTATGCCTGGTCCTCGGTTATTGCCTGGTCGATGAAGAGGTGCATAAAGAGGCCTTCGACTTCTTCCTCAAGAAAGACCCGTCGAAGCCCATCGAGCAACAGCACATCGGCCAGCTACGCCGCGGATCCCTGTTGCTTCCCCGAGGCGTGTACAAGACAACCATCTCGCTCGTGAACTGCGCCCAACTCATCGCCTGTTTCCCGCTGACCGTCGCCATCATGGTAATGTGCGGAAACCGCAAGCTTGCGGAGGCCTTCGTCGACCAGATTGCATCCTTCTTCATCAAGCCGAGACTGGCCGCGCCCACACTCTTTCAGGTGCTATTCTCCGAGCTCTGCATCGAACGGCAGGAGACGGCCGGCGAATTCACCGCGGCCCAACGCCAGACCGATCCCGAGATTATCGAACCGGCGATATGGGCAACCTCGATTGAATCCGGCAACTCGGGATGGCACCCGAATATCCTGGTCGTCGACGATGCCGTAAACGACCGCAATTCGGGCAAACTGGAAAACCGCCAGAACATCACCAGAAAATACAAGATGGCGAGGAAGACCCTGGTACGCAATGGCCTCGAATTCAAAATCGGGACCATCTACGGAAGCGGAGACGTTTTCAGCGACGAGGTATTGACCACGCGCCCCGGCACCTATCGCAGAGTCATCAAGCCGGCCATGCGCCTGTTATCCGGCGAGCGCATCGACCAGAACGGTTTTCCCGAGGAAGACGCGATTGAACTACTCTTTCCCACCATCCTCGACTATGACTATCTTCGCGAAGAGTATGAATCAGGTTTCGAATCCTTCGTCACGCAATTCATGCTCGACGAATTCGGCGCGTCCGAAATCGTCTTTACGCAGCAGGAACTTTTAGAGGCGATGAAGCCCGAGACAGAGATGCCGCTCGCCGGCAAGCCTATCGTTCACTGGCGAATGCCCTGCAAGAGCAAACGATGGACCGCGGCCTATTGCGCGGTTGGTGTGATCGACCGCAACCGTTGCTATATCGTCGACGCCTACAAAGGTTTCTATCGGCCCTCGGAACTCGCAAAGCTTATCGTCGAAGTCGCCCGACACCACCATACCCATGACATCTCTATCGAAGATTCCCCCGGAGCCATCCTCATGCAGTCGGCCATCCAGAACGAGGCCATGACCGTAGGATGGTTACTCCGCATTGCATGGAAAGACTTCGAAGAGGATACCGGCGACCGCGATACCCGGATCCGAAATATCGAAACCCTCTTTCCCGCGACCCGCCTGATTTTTTCCGACGACCTCAAGCCGCGCAAGGAAATCATTCGCGAATTTCAACAGTATGGCATGATCGACGACAACGGTTTCCCCGACGTCGTTGCCCGAGTCGCCGGCGAACTCCCGCAATCCATTGCCGCCGATCCCGAAGAGACGGAGGCCGAGGCCTGGCAAGCCTACCAGGAGCGCGACCGGCACAATCTCATCTTCGGCCGCGGCCCCTATGCCGCACCCGAGCCCGAGCCCGAGGAGAGGCCGGAAGCGGATCCGGCAATAGAAGACCAGCAGTACAATGCGAACGGATTAGAGGTATGGATCCCAGGATTGGAGTAAGAACCATGATTCATTACCGGAAGGAAGGCGACCAGCATATTGAATGGGAGACATCGAGCCCCCCGGTTGTGTCGTATGTCCTGATAGGTGGACTTTGCGCCCTGGCCGGCATCTTCGTCTGGCTATTCTGGTTTTCCTGATATGTCAATAGGGAAAAATTGGCGAATCCACAGACGCGCCGGTTGACGTCATACCGCCATCAGCCTACTATTCCGGCATCAGAGAACGCATCTGGGGAGGCACCTTCCTTTGATGTCATTGCATTAAGCGGCAGTGGCCGGCCTTAAGCGACCCGAAACCCGTATCGGAATTTCTGCCCGAGTTGTTTTCCTTTATCGGTGGTGACGCAAAATGGCGGCCGGCAGCCTTATCGCGGAAGGTAACTGGAGCTCTCCCGTACTCCCCGGAGATGTCCAAACCCCCGCGGACTATCACATCCCCGCGAAATACACCGACGATGCCGCCCTCAGCATCGTGGTTCAGGATTACGAACGCGCCTCGGCATGGCTTAATGACCGCCGCTATCCCCTGGCCTGGCAGGAATCCGACCTTCTCTATCAATCCCCGAGGAGTTTGCAGACCTTCGAAGGCTCAAGCGTTACCCGCTCCAACGTCTCGAGATTTTCCGTAGCCAAGCAGGTGAACAGCCTGGCCAGCCAGATATCCCAGGCCACGTTTTACGATCCCACTCCCTTCCTCATCCGGCCGCGGCCGTCGACCGACCAGGATACGATTCGCGCATGGACGGAACTCATCTCCGAAATCCTCGACGATATCGACTTTGTACCCGAGGCCAACACCGGCATCGAAGGCATGACCAACCAGGGAACGGTAATTTTTAAAACCGGATGGTCCCGAGAGACGCATACAATCGAGAAATACCGGCGTAAGGTTGCCCCTCCCCAGGCAGATATGCCGTTCGGCCCTCCCCAAACCATCTTTACCGAGGATTCCGACGAATTCGAAGTCGTCGAAGTCGAGATAACCAAGAACCGGCCCATCTTCGAAAAATGCGAGTTGGGGGATGTCTTCGTCGATCCGAAATGGAAATCGGCCAACCAGATATGGAAGGCCGGTTTCATCATCCACCGGAGATATCTCAACTACAACGACCTGGTAAGCCTTCGCGACAACGAAGACTATGACATCCCGAGCGATGAGGTTCTACGCTCCATCTTCAAAGAAGAATCGTCCGAGCCCACCGAAGGCGTCGACACCATCAAGGAGTCGATGTCATCGAATACCAGCCTTCATCACGCCGAATTGCCCGACGTCACCACCAGCGAGGATCCGTTAGACAAGCCCCTCGAGCTGCTGGAACACTGGACCCGCTTCGAAGTAAAAACCGTTCTGCAGAAGAAATGCATCATCCGCAACGGCCAGCATAAACTTCCCGAAAAACCGTTTTTCAGCGCGAACTACTGGAATATCGAAAATGCCGGTTACGGCATGGGAGTCGGCCGCATCGCCGGCGCAGACCAGAGAGTAGAGCAAGGCCTGTTAAACGCCCTTCTCGATATCCTGGCCTTCGCCGTACAGCCGGAATATGCCATCTCCCGCGGAGCCAATGTGCCGACGCAGGAGCAACGCCGGCGTCTCGGCGGGATCCGGTTGGTGGACGGCGATGCGAGGGAGGCTATCGCCCTGGTCCCGCAACCGCAGGTTCCCGCCGACGCCTGGCGAGCGATCCAGGCCGTTGTCACTTCCTCCGAGGGAGCCACCGGAGCCGACCAGGCCGCGGTACAGGGATCCCTGCCGCAACGAGGATCCAGTATCGGCCGATCCGGCACCGGAGCCGGCATGTTACAGGCAGCATCCTCGGTTCGACTGCAATCCCCCGTCGAACGGTTCTGCAACGGAGTCTTTATTCCCTTCCTGAAATATCTCTACGAGATGGTTCGCTCGTTTATGCCCATCTCTGAAATCCGCGACATCCTCAAAGCGCGAACCCCGTCCCTGGTCATCGACTTTCAAAACTTCTTCGATGCCGATGTCAAATTCGAAACCCTGGCCGGCACCAAGCTTGCCGCCAAGAATGCGATGTCCCAGGCCCTTCCCTTCCTTCTCGAAATCCTCGGCAACCAGGCATTGGTGGCGCAACTCGGAGAAATCGGCTGGAAGGTCGACATCCTGGAACTGGTGAAGATGGTCATCGACGCCAGCGGATGGAAGAACTACCAGAACCTTATCGTGCCGATGACGGAGGAGGAAAAGCAGATGAAGCTCATGCAGAACCCCGCGGCCATCGCAGCCCAGGCGAAACAGGCCGAGACGGCGCAAAAGAACCAGCACGATATGGATATGGAAGACAAGAAGATTCAAGGCCGCATCGTGGTCGATGCCGTCGACAAGAGCCACAAGGCCGCAATCGAGGCCCCGCTCGAGCGAGCTCTAAGCTTCGCCCAACGCACGGCCGACGAACGCACCATGCAAGGCAGTCAATTCTTCGGCGCAGCCGGAGGAGGATAAACGAATGTCAGCCTTCCCCACCACCAACGCCATCCGCAGCGAAAGAAGTTTCGGCGTGACGGCCACTCTGAAACCAAATCAGAGGCAACACCTTTTAGCCCTCATCCACAGCGAGGTATGGACAGACTTACTTGATGTCATGGAAATGCAATGCATCGAGATAGAAACCGACCTTATCAACACACCCGTCGAAGAGGAGCAGACAGTCATCTCCAATCACAAATACGCCAAAGCCGCATGGGTCATCTTTACCCGCTTCCAACAGAAAATCGTCGACGAGTCCCAGGTTTACCTACGAACGCGAGAACCCCAACCCGAGTACAAGCCGCTGGACAAGCAGGAGGAATGGCGCAATCACCTTTTGGATCCGATGCGACCAGCCCCCGAAGACGGCGAATATTTCGGCATCTAGCGAGCAAGGAGAATACAGGGTAATGCATATCGAATGGGTTAACGACGGCGAGCCGGATGCCACCGGAGAGATTACCGTTCACATCACCAACAACGCAGGAAACCGTATCTCTACCATCAAAGGCAAGGATAAGGAAGAACTGCTTAACCGAGCCCTCGAAACCATTCAGGAGATGATACGAACCATCAATCGTCTCAAACGCCCGGACGCCGGCCGGCCAGGCCTCAAGATCGAACGCAAGACCATCACCAACGCCGACCGCGACCGTATGGCCCTGGATATCACCGATCCCGGCAAAGTAGTCGAAACCGTTACCGAGATTGTTACCGCGCAGCAAGGCCTCAGCCCCGCCGATGTAGGCAAGCAGATTTCCCGACAGGAAGACGAAGACGAAAAGCAATACATTCTTCGCGAGTCATGGGCATTCCGCGAGGCCACCCCGGACTACTATCCCGTCCCGCAAAACTTCGATGCTTTGCTGGCCGAACTCAAGGCCAACGACTGGCCTTTGACACGCAACAATCTTCAACTCGCTTATCAAACCCTCAGTGATCGAGGCACCCTCATCCTTTGGCCTAGCGAGGAAGAGAAGCAGCAGGATATGGCAATACAGGAAATCAACCGGACGACTAGCCGTATTCGACCGCACGAAGTACAGGCAACGCCCAACGGCACGACTCAGCCGAACACGCCGACGTCTCGCCCACGCAGCACCGCTACCGGCATCCGGAGCTCAGAGGCCAATGGTACGGCTCCCTCTCCCGCGCCGAAGCGGCCGAAGTACACGCGAGCAGACATCGAGCGCATGAGTCGAGCCGAATACAGCGACAAACTTATGAACGAACCCGGATTCCGGCAATTCGTCGACTCGCAAATGTCCATCGCGTGATTTCACCCGTAGGGGAGAAGTCATGCTCAATATGCAAAGCGAAGCCGCCCACCGCGGCCGCTACTTCATCCGCACCTTCGTCGTGCCGGCGATAGAGTTTGTGTGTGCCTTCGGCACTCAAATCGCTATCTATCTCGGCACAGCCGGACAGGTCTATGCCCGTTCGGCCGCGTTAGGCGCAGGCGTATCGCCGGCGTCCAACTTAACCACCAATCTCCCGCAATCCCTGGTCACTTCCTGGGACAAAGTCTTTATTGAAAATCTCAAAGCAAATACCCCCTGGGTACGCTTGACGTCAAGAAGGCAGCTTGATGAAAACTCAGGCAACAAGCTACAGCTTTTTATGTATGTCAACCTTCCCACTCCCCCGCTGACGACCGCGCCAGAGGGAACGATTCAAACAGGCCTCACTGTCAGCGTGGTTTCGAATACGTCGACCATCGGCAACTATGCCGATTATGCGAATATATCGACCTACGCCCTGCAAACCGCCATCGACCCCGCTCTGGAAGCCCTCGGCGTACAGATGGCCTATCGTCTCGCCCAGGTCATCGACCTTCTCATTCAGAAGTCGGCCGATGACTCTTCCGGCATCGACGCCAAAGTTGCGATGGCGCACGTCGCAGCCAATCCGCTCACAACCCTCAACGTCACCGCAGCCGCGCAATCGCTCGCCGGAATCAATGCCCTTCCGCTCGACAACGGCCGCTTTGGCGCAGTCATCCACCCGTTTCCGGTTGGAGACATCCTCTCCGACCAGAACGTGAACAGCCTGGTGGACGTGGTGAAACGCACCGCGGAGGGTACGGAGATGCTTCGCGAACTGCCAAGCCCGGATGGAAACCGGGTCCAGGTCATCGATTGGGGGGGAGTCACCTTCTACCAATCGACCCTGGTTTATACCGCAGGAACCGCGCCGGCCATCACCTTCCGCACCTACTTTGTCGGCAAGGACGGCCTTATCGGCATTTCCTTCGGAGCCAAAGAGAATACGCAGATTGGAGATGGCGACTGGCGAAACGTCCGAACCTGGGTCCGAAGACTCACCGAGCCCTCGGGTTACGATCCTTCGCGCATGATTGGAGGATTCGCCTCTTACAACTCCATGTATGTCTGCACCGTCCCGCCGGATCCCACCATGAGGATCCGTTATATCGACGCGCAGAGCGCAATCAGCTAAGGCCGAGGCCTGGCCGGTTGCTTTTTTTCTGCACCCCATTTCAAGAGGAAGGAGCATGACGTCATGCCAACCAAAGGAGCAAACGTCGAAGAGATGACACACGCCGAACACGTCGCCTATCTCGAAGACGAAGCCGAGAAACAGGCAGCCCATAACGCCGAGGTTTACGAGAAGCAGGAGGCCGCTTATAAAAAAGCGTCCGAGCGCACGACGCCGGCAACGGCATCGCCCGATGAACTGCGCAGTGAAAACCTCAAAGCCGTTGAAGCCGAGCTCGCACAGCAAGCCCCGGCCGATGCGAAAAAGAAACCGGTACAGCCCCCCCCATCGCATCCCTCGGGAGGATCGAGCAAGGCCTAACGCAAGGATGGGGAGTCGCACCAGGGCGCAACTCCCCATCACTGCCATCACCAGGAGACGAGGAAAGCAATGCCAGACCCAAAGCTAACCATCCGCGAACAACTGGAAAAGCTGCAACTGGAGGAAGCCCTTGAAGCCGCCGAGAAGCGAGCCAATCACAAGCTGGAACGATCCATGCGGCAGAAAGAAATCGCGGAATCCATTCAGGCTTACAACGAGGAACAGAAACGCATCCAGGCCTCATGCCGGCACCGCAAGGGAGGCAAGGGAGTCGAACAGCTTTACATGGGATCCGATTCGAACTACGCCATCATCAAACACACCTTCGCCAGCGGAAAACGATGCGTGGTCTGTATGAGATGCCGCAAGTATGTCGAGGAGCCGGCCCCGCTCGCGGCCAGAGCCACCAAGGCCGAGCGCGAGGAATGGATGCAGAAGCGAACCGAGTTTGAACAATGGTGGAACCTTCCCACCGACAACGAAGAATCGGGTACCCGCCTCTTCATCCTCAGCAAAGGCGAAGAGATTCCGGTAGACCTACACGCCTAACGAGGTGGAATGATGGGGAACTCCACGGTTCGCCTACAGGACGTCATGGATGAGGTTGCCGCAATCGGCGACCTCAATACCGTCTTTGACAACACCGGAGGCTGGGCAGACAAGCCAGCTATTTCAATCGGAAATGATGTCCTCAGTGAACTGATATCGGTTCGCTTCCCCTGGAAATGGAACCGCTTCAAGATCCTTCCCTTCCCTACCCTCTCCCTGCAGCAGGACTACGCCACGCCCACAACCGGCCTGGCATGGCTGGAAAACGGCCTTCGCGTCGATATCAACAATACGCAGATCCCGCCCCCCACCTGGCCGATTGCGGTCGTCCGAGACTTGCCGATGGATTACTTACAGGCAGGATGGCCGGAACAGGCGTGTTGGTTTCCCAACGACCAACTGGAACAAGGAGCCTGGCCCGGCCCCGGCAAAACCTATACCTGGCCCATCGGCCAGACGACCACGCCGGAAAACCCGCCCACCAACATCCTCGACGTCTACGGCAACATCCTTCTACTGACCACCTACGGCATCACCGGAAGCACAGCCCCCGCAGCCGTCTATCCCCTCACCGATCCCGATAACCCGAACTCGCCGCGGGATTACACCGCGGATGTCATCGGCCAGACCATACCGGACGGAACTTGCGTGTGGACGGTTCTGGATCCCAAGGCCTTCGGTTTCCGTCTCTACCCGCGGCCACCGAAGGCCGGCAATACCTGGCTCATTCGTCTCTTCGCACAGCGCAAGGCACCCATCCTGAAAACCCTGCAGGATTTCTTAGACCCAATCCCCGACGATCAGATCAAATGGTTTCGAACCGGATGCATCGCTTACGGACACCGCTACTCCTCAAGCCCCGCAGTCAAGGCGCGATTCGAACAGATGAAGGCCGACTGGCTTAATGATGTCGCAGCCCAGGCGCGACAGAACGACCGCGAAGACGAGAACAAGGGTTTCTATCCCGACCGCAACGTGATGTCGCCGTCGACGGTCAGCGATCCGGGGCCTTACCCGTATCGATATTCTTGGAGGGTTTGAAGAAATTTTTCTCGCGCAAGCGAAGCTTTTTCAGGTGAATCGAAATGACCGATGTGATGAACGATGTTATCAATACGAACACGGGCTCTCCAAGGTGTAGTCCGATTTTTTCTAAAATCGACTCCTGCAAAGCCGCTGCTATTACGAACGCTGTTAGCGCGTGGACTGGTGTCGAAAATTACAGAGGGGATATCCGGCGCACCCGATCTAACAAAGGCTCCATAATAACGCGCCGCACCGTCAAGACGGGCAGCTATAGCATCTTCCTTCCGCTCGAAGTAACCAAGATATCGAACCCTTCCCCGGATTTTAATAGTTGCAACCCACGGCCTCCGTTTCTCGTGAGGACGACTGACATATTTAACCCCCATACAGCCCGAAGTATTCGTGACCGGCATTTTTCGGTTAGTGGCGTTTCTATGCGGGGTTACAGGTCTGAGCCATTGATTCAGCCATTCAAAATCAGCTTCATCTACAAACGCATATTGCTCCTGTGTCAAACGAATACATCGGTATGGTGGAAGTTCAACCATGAGGATTTTGAGGATAGTGGGGTTTGCCTATGAGCGCAACCCGCAACATCATGACGTCATGCTTATTCTCCATGCCGTACATCGGCTATCAGCCGGCGAATGTATCGAACGGAGAGCCGGCCGTTACCGCGGCCAACCTCACCAAGCAGACCATCCTCGGCGCACCCTTCAAATGGGCATGGAACCGCGCCCAACAGACCTTGCAACTGGATCCGTTCGCTACCTCATGGCCGCAGGACAATACGGTGACGCTTCCCGACTACGGATTCGTCGAACAGGCATGGCTGACCGACCAGGACACCGGCAAAGTCGCAGAGATAAAAATCAAGAATTCGCTCGCCGCGGAATCGAGTATGCAACGGCCGGCGAGCGTATCGGTACAGACCGACGACGGCGACGGCAATCTTCTCATTCGGTTGAACACGATTCCCGACAAGGCCTATGCCATCGACTTCTATTATCAGATGGCCCCGCGATATGTCTCTTCCCTCGCCAGCCTGTGGAAGCCGATCCCCGACCACCTCAGTTACATCTATGACTGGATTTTTCTCGGCTTTATGGGAATGCTTACGCGGGATGCGCGAGCCGGCCAATTCCTGGCGAAAGGCGTAGCCCATCTTCTAGGAGCTCAGGACGGACTTACCGCACTGCAGCGGAATATCTTCCTCGGCAATTGGCTCGACGTCATGAACCAGCAGGGACGCGAGCAACTTGCCACGCAGCAGGGAGCCCAGGCGAGAGGAGCATCATGACTCCCTACTACGAACATGCCGGCATCACGATTTATCACGGCGATTGCAGAGAGATACTTCCGCAGTTGCCGAAGGTGGATGCGGTGATTACCGACCCGCCGTATAACTGCGGGAAGGATTATGGAACGCATGACGACCAGATGGATCCAACGGCATATTGTGAATGGCTAACCAGCATATGGAGGAAGCTTCCATCGGATTGCCTGATATATACACCCGGAGATAGGCATCTATGGGATTCGCGCACCATTTGCGAGGGAGCAGGCTATTCGATGGGCAGGCCTCTCGCTTGGCATAAGAAGGAATTTGCCGGAGATAAGTGGAGTGGCGGTCCGCCGATATGTTGGGAGATGGTTATCTGGTCCTATCGGGGCCAGAAACGGTTCGAGCGGATTTTCGGAACAAGGGGCAGAGACCATCTTACTGTGAATTCAACACACGGAAATCCGATCGCTAAGTTACACCCATGTCCGAAGCCTATCGAGGTCCCGCGATGGCTTATAGGGATATTCGCTCCTAATGACGTGCTCGACCCATTCATGGGCAGCGGCACGACGCTAGTCGCCGCAAAGAACTTAGGCAGAAAAGCCATCGGCATAGAAATAGAAGAGAGATATTGCGAGATTGCAGCGAAGAGATTAAGCCAGGAAGTATTCGACTTCCGCAAAGAGGAGGTTGCGTAAATGCCCTCTTTGCTGGAACAGGCCGGCGCAGCCAGGGAGCAATCTTCCTTCGCCCCCCTGCATACCGACCGGATGTTTACCGGATACTTCACCAACCGCAATGTTCTGAGAGACGGAGCCTCGACCGAGTATCAGGTGCGGTACGGAGGAGGCCGGATTGACGCTATCTTCGACGGCAAGAACGTCGAAATCTCCCCCCATCTCACCCTCATTCGCCGGCCAGGCCTGGACGTCTACAAGGCCGGCAGCTTCCCCGCAGTGACCAGCTTCTTTTCGTTTCACCAATTCTCAACCAGCAGCGAGACGATAACGGTCCTGGCCGACACGCAGACGGATATCTATGACGTCACCAAGAGCGGAAGCGGAGGCGTGGTCTTTCACAAGGCCGGCACCGGCCGCGCCTACTTCCTCGGCGTAGGCAACACGCTTTATATCACCGACGGAGCCGAGAACAAGCAGATCGTCTTTGCCGAGAAGACGTGGACGGCAAACACCCGCTATTACATGGGCGACAGGGTTTCGGTGAACGGCCACATCTGGACGGTTGCGGGATTTCAATGGGTGGGAATCTCTTCCGCGAGCGTATCGCCAGCCGCCAGCGGAAACACCGCGAACGTATCACTCGGGAGTACACCCGCCTTCCCGCAGACCGAGCCCATCCAGATCATCGCATCGAATCAGCCCAACCTTAACGAACAGGGTTTCGCCTTCCAGTGGACATCCGCGACAGCGATTGTCTTCTCCAGTCTCCCCCTCAGCGTCCAACCCTTCCCGTCGCAGAACATCGGTGGATTCGTCGCCAGCACCCGCGCAGGAGGAGGAGTCAGCGGATCCGATACCTCACCCTTCAACACCGCAAACATCGTCATTGGAGACGGCGAAATTTTATGGAAGAACGACGGCCCCGCGGTCAGCGATATGGGAATACAGCCCCCGCAGATTGCCCCGACTGTATCCCAGGCCGCGATACCAAACCCTTATGACGTGTGGCATGGCCCCTGGTTCTACGAGTATGTCGGAACCGGATCCAACACCCCTTATGTCATCGGCAATTCCTCGGGATTCGAAACCAATGCCAACGCGCCGGTAAACGTACCCGCGACCGAACCGGCATGGCCCCCCAATGAACATGACACCATCACCGACGCCAACGGCAATTTATGGATCAACATGGGATCCACCGATTGGGCAGCGAACCGGCAGCAGCAGGTAGGAAGCTTCATCACCGATGCTGCTATGACGTCAAGCGGATTCGTCACCTTCGCCTTCCGTTGCGTAAGAGCAGGACAGACCGGAGCCACGCGGCCGACGTGGTTGCCAGGCCTCGGCCAGTTCATCACCGACAATCAGGTGTTATGGGAGAACGTAGGTTTCGGATTCCGCTGGACCGACATCGGAGGCAAGGAGTTAACCAACGTCAACGTCATCGTCGATTCGAACGGATACATTGAAAAGCTCGCCTATCCCGGTTACAGCGGAGCCACCGCGCCGGCGTGGAAGACCCTCGCCGGCGCCATCACGACCGACAATCAGGTGCAGTGGAAGAATGCCGGCCCTTGGAGCGTAGCCGGCACCGGCCCCGTTCGCTACGGATACGCCTACAAGAAGAATTCGACCGGCGACATCTCGAATATGTCGCCCCCGAGCGCATACATGACCGCGGTTTCCGGCATGGAAACCATCGTATCCGGGCCCGGAGATCCGAACTACCAGGTGGGAGATACGATTATCGTCTACCGCACCGCCCAGGGAGGATCCACCTTCCTGAAACTGGCCGAGATTCAGGGAGTAGCCTCCGGCCAAACGTGGAACTTTATCGACAATTCCATCCCCGACTCCGGCCTCGACGTCACCGAACAGGCCCAGGTGGGAGGAGAAGGCACCCCGCTACCCCTGGGAGCCGGCCCGATGGCCTATCACCTCGGCCGAACCTTTGTCGGAGTCGGAAACGTGATATGGGTTTCGAGCGGCCCCGACGCCATCGCCAGCACCTCATCCGGTAATACCGGATTCGATACCTTCTTTACCGTCCAGTCGAAGATTACCCGCTTTTGGGTCACGCCTATCGGCCTGGTGGTCTTCACCGTGAATGACAGCTATATCGTGCTGGGCAGCGCAACCGACTCGGATCCCTTGTACGTTACAGGATGGATCCCCGACCTTCCGCTTTTGAACTACGACTGTTTCTGTGAATACATGACGGCCGGTTATATCTACACCGGCCAGCAGGTGGTAAAGAAACTCGACCCCGCGGCCGGCATCCTCGACATCTCTTTCCCCGTAGCCGACCAACTCGAGAAAGTAGCGAACGCCTACGATCCGGCCAACTCATGCCTCACCTTCCACACCCAGGGATCCAACGAAAACGCAATTTATCTCTCCAACCGCGCCGGCCAGTGGCTCAGGATGTCGGCAACCTCGAGCCCCGAAACCGGATCCAACTGGAACCCGCCAGCGGTATTCAGTACGGCCTACGGAGCCGTCCAGAGCATCGAGGTTGCCCCCGGAGTCTTCCGCTTACTAGTAGGCCCCGGAGCCGCGGCCGGCCCGATTCTCGAACGCAATCCGGCCGTCGCCACCGACAACGGCACAGCCTATGCCGGATTCGCCGTCTTCGGATCCATTACCCTCTGTGAACCAGGCCAGATTTCCGGCCTGGCCTTCCTCACCTTAGAGTCGACGATTCAGGGTTCGGCCCCGCTGCTTTCGTTGCTGATCGGGGAGATTGCCGGCACCTTCGAAAGCCTCAAAAGAACCCGGCAGGATCCCCCCCTTTTACCCCCGTCGACCAGCATCCGCGGAGACAGGTTTTCTCTCCTGCAGGACCAGCGGCCGGTATGGTGCCGCCACTTCCAGTTTCGTATCGACTGGCCGGCCGAGAATGCATTCAACGAACTGCTGACCTTCACCATCTTTGGAGAGGTTCGGCAGGAGCGCGGAGGATCCTGATGCCCACCATGCGGCAGAGCCGGAACGTCGATATCGGGAACACCGTTCCCCTCCCCCCGCAGCCGGCAGGGAACCGCACCCCGCCCCCCGTCGAAGACAGGGAGATGCGCCGGCCCAACATGGAAGCATCCATGCCCCTGATGGCCTCGACCGGAGACGCCTTCGCCCGACAGTTTTACGGAGCCGGAACCAACCCCAGTTACCGCATCCTTCCGATACGGAGAGGAGCCACCGCATGAGCTCAAGCTTCGACCAGTTCCAGGTACGTCCGGTATCCGAGGCCGACCGGCCATATCTGACCGAAATCATCTCCCAGGATCCTTACCACCGCTGGAACATGACGGCCGACTTCTTTCTCAAACGGCCCAAAGGCGAGGATGCATGGGCAGTGGAAGACCAGCAGGGAAACATCGTGCTCTATTTCAAGACCCAGACCGCGGTTCGGTTTTCCTGCATCTTCGCCCGATCCGAAACCCGCCGCGACAAGGCCACCAACGCCCGAGTCCTCCGCGCCGGATGGCAGTGGATATGCCGCCTTCTCAGCCGCAACGGCTACAGGGAACTCATCACCGACACGGAAAGCCCTGACCTGGCAATGTTTACTAAAAAGGTTCTAGGCTTCAGCAGCCTCAAGGAGCAACTGTCAAAAGCCATCCCACTCACGGCGACAGGAGAGACAGAGAAAAATTCCCTACACACTTACGAGGAATTTTCTAGAAGGGAGGATTCTGGCAATGTGCGGATCCAATGACGACCAGAAACAGACGTACGACGAACAACAGAATTTCTACAAGAATCTGACCAGTCAGTATTCGACTATTTTTGGGCAGCAGCAGGGAATCATCTCCGCACTCACCCAGGAATATCTTCCTATCCTGCAGGCCGGCCCCACTCAACCCGGATTCGCGGAACCCCTGGATACCAGTCTCAGAACGCAGAACACAGAGAACGTTGCGACCAACTATGCCAACGCCCAGAAAACCGCCGCGCAGGTCCTTGCCGCACGAGGAGGAGGGAACACCCTCCTACCCTCTTCCGTCAATGCCAACATCTTCGCCCAAAACGCGAACGCAGCCGCGGCCGCGAGAGCCGCGGGAGAACAGAGCATCACGCAGCAGAACTATGCCCAGGGTTATCAGAACTGGAACACCGCGGCCAACGTCTTAGGATCCACCGCAAGCCTGATTAACCCGACCGCCTATTCCGGCCAGGCCACCAACGCCGGCAACTCGGCCGCGACCTCGGCATACAACATCGCCCAGGCCTCAAACTCGCCCTGGAATGCAGCCTTCGGAGCCCTCGGCAGCATAGGGGGAGCGGCGGCCGGCGCACTCCTTTAAAAGCATGGATAAAGGCAGGGAGGAACGATGCCCGACACCCCGACCACCGTAACCCCGAACGAGGCCTCAGACTCCCCGCTCGCGAATGTCATGCTTAACCCCGGAGGAGCGTCCGACGCCCCCATTCCACCCGATGCCATGCTTCCCCCGACCCATCAGGTGGATACCTACCAGGGACGCGACTATCCGGCCCCCGCGGCGATGCAGGAACCGCAGCCCACAGCCGAGTCGCACCTCTCCGCAATCGGAGACATTCTCGGCAAGGTTGCCGGCCTGATTACAGGCGATGAAAAATGGACCGTCACCCGCGATAAGGACGGCAATACCACGGCCGAAAGAACCCCCATGACGACCAGCGAGAAATGGGGAAGAATCGCCGCCGCCGCACTCGGAGGAGCGGCCCGAGGGTTCGCCGCAGGACAAGGCCCAGGAGGAGCGGCCAAAGCCGTAGGCGCAGGGTTTCAGCAGGGTTTCCAGATGCCGCAGCAGCAGCAGCAACAGGCCTTCACCGAGGCCGACCAGGCCAACCGCGAAATGCTATTCAAGGCCAACCGCGCATCGCTCAACCAGGACATCGTAAGGAAGACCCTGGCGAACAAGGAAGCCGATACCAAGGCCGGCGTGGATGAAGTGAACATGACCAACGGAATGCTGAAACGGTTGTCGGATGCCCCCGGCAGTGTCGACGCCGGCGTATTCCAGACCCCGGCCGAGGTTTACCGGATCCCCCAGGACCATCCCGAACTCTTCAAAGGCCATCCGAACGGAGTCGTCGAAGCCTATCCCGTCTACAACCCCAACCATTCCATCAAGGGATTCCAGGCCTACATCGTCGACAAGGCATGGGCAGACCAGAAAACCACCGAAGACCGCGATTACTACGAATGGCAACCCAACCCCCAGGATCCGGTAAACGGCGATCCGGTTTTGGTAAAGCGAAACGTAAAGGCCGGCCAGACTACCGAGGGAGCCTATGCCAATGGGATGATGAAGACCGTCACTCAAGGCCTGGACTTCCAGAAGAAGAAGGCCGATATCGACAAGGCCAACCGCACCCCGACCCCCAAGACCTGGCAAGAAGCGCAGATTGCTGCCGACGCCGAGAAGGATCCGGCGAAGAAGGCCGAACTGCAGAAGACGGCCGACGACGTATTCGCCAAAACGAAACAGCTAAAGGCCAAAGCCGCGAAGGAAGGAGGAGGAGGATCCATCCCGAGCGGCCCCCAGGTGACATCTCCGGCCGAACGGGATGCCTACCTGGCAACGCTGACGCCGGCCGACCGCGGCACCATCCGAGCCATCGGAGAGGTACGGGAGCCGCCCCCCAACCGCTTCACCAAGGAAGGAGAGCGAGTCTTAGGCATACTCAACCAGGCCTACCCCGGTTATGACGCCACGCAGTACCCCGTCTATCAGAAGACCAAGATTGATTTCTCACCGGCCGGCCAGAGCGGCAAAGGCCTCAACTTCGTAGGCACCGCACTCAACCACCTGGACCGGATGGAGAAACATATTCCAAAGAATGTCAGTATTCCGTTCGGCATCGGAACCGTTATCAACACGGCCAAAAACGCAGCCTTTCAAAGCACCGATCCCAAGCTAGGCAAATTCTTTGTGGCGCAAAAAGCAGTGACCAACGAGATATCCCGCGCCTACACCGGAGGCGTACTCACGGAGCCGGAAAAGAAGCACATGCTGGAACTCATCAATTCGAGCGATTCCCCCGAGGTTCTAAGAGGCAACATTCAGGAATTCCGTGACCTGTTGCAAGGCAAGCTCGACAGCTATCAGACAGGATGGGAGTCAGCTATGCCCCGCTCGATCCGCAATCCGGTTCTGGATAGGCTGATGCAGCGAACCACGCAGTACCGCGACCCCGGAGACGACAGCCAGGCCACGCCGGCCGCGCCGGCCGCGCCGGCCGCGAACGGCCAGCAAACCGGCAGCGCACCGGCCGCGAATACCCCGCCAAAGATCCCCAAAGGCGAACCTAATTTCAGAGCCGCACCGAAGCAACCGGCCTCGGCCGCGCAACACCCCGGCATGATCTACGGATCCGGAAGCCAGGGAGAAGGTTGGTATCCCCTCTAAGAGAGGCATGAGATGGCAGCAGAAGCACAGAGCGGATTCGTACCGGCGAGCCCCGAGGAGAAGCAGCAAGCCGCGGCCAGCGGATTCGTGCCGGCCAGCCCCGAAGATAAGCAGGATGCCGCAGCCAGCGGATTCGTGCCGGCCAGCGCACAGGACAGGCAGGACGCAGGAGGCCCCTCCGTCGTACAGCAAGGCCTCGACGCCCTGGCCATGAAACCGCAAGCCCGAGGCTTCATCAAGGGAGTCGAGCGCACCGCCGCGACCATGATCGACCAGGCCAGCAAGCGGTATCTCGGAGATGAACCCACTCAGGAGCGATCCTTAACGGCAACGATGGGGAGAACGGATCCGCTCGCAGCCACCACGCAAATGCTTCCCGAAGCGGTAAAGGCACCCATCCGCAAGGGAGCCGGCAAGGTTGCCGCATGGCTGGAAAAGAACACCCACCCCGAAGGCCTCTTTGAATGGGGAGGCAATATCGGAGAGATGGTCAGCGAAATCATGGCGATGGGACCGGAGGCCGAAACCGGAGGCCTCGGAGGCTCAGGCGTAGGCAGGGAACTTACCGGCCAGGTGATGAGCTACGCCGACAAGGTTGCCGAACGCGCAAGAAACACGAAGCTCCTGGCCGAGAACCCGACCGTCGCCCGATTGGTCGACGCCGGCATCAAGTATGCCAAGCTATCGGCCCAGGGAGCGGCCGGCGCAGGAACCGAAGGCACAGCCCAAACGATGGCGAAGACCAACGATCCTAAAGCAGCCCTAGAAGGAGGCGTAATCAACGCCGCAGTGGGAGCCGTAGCCGAACCCGTCGTCGAAGCATTGCAGTATGTCAAGAACCTAAGAGCCGGCAAAGCCGCGGCCGGCCCCCGCGAGATTCCTCCGCGGCCGGTAGAGGCCCCGCCCTTCCCCAAACCCACAGCCCCACCGGAGCCACCCGTCGAGATGCCGGCACGAATGGCCGAACCCGGAGCCGTTCAGGAGATTCCGAAGCCGCGCCAGCCGCGCATGGCCGCGCCCGACGAGCTCACCCCGCAACCGGAGATGCCGGAGCCCTTCACCAGAACCAGGCCGGCACCCGTCGAGCCGGAAGATGTCGGCCCCGCGCCCACGCCCCCGGAGCCGTATGAGGCCGGCCGCGCACCGGCCGAGCAACGGTTAGCGGAGATGGAACAGCAGACCGCACGAGGCGCAATCTCGGCCAAGCTTGGAGGAAAGATCGAAGATATAGGCGACCCCGAGGCCGCGGCCGAAAGCCTCAGAACGTTGAACGAGCATATCGACAGCGAAGAATTCCAAAGCTTGCCGGCCGACCAACAGGCCGACATCCTTCGCGACCGCGACGAACTGATGCAACGCGCCGACCCGGATACCCACCCGCCCACCGTACTCGACAACGTAAACGATATGGGATCCGCGGCCGATGCGATGTCGGCCAAAGCCAAAGAAGCATACGACGCATGGAACGACGCCAGCGGAGGCAAATTTGTCAAGCTGAATAACGAACTCTCAAAGCTCAGAGGAAAGTTCGATGTCGACAGCCTCAAGCGCAAGGCCGAAGTCGAGAACGAATTGAACTCACTCGCCAGGACCGGAAAGATCGGAACCGATATCGAACGTGCCATGTTCCGCGGCCGCTTTGCCGATGCCGCCGTGTTGCGTGACGCCGATGCCGCTATCAGCAAAGCATTCAAGGGAGCCGAGCGCAGCGGAGGCCTCAACCCTCAATCCCTGCAAACCAACTGGAAAAACTTCGTCAACGGCCGCGGAGCCATGCGAGTACGCAGCGTCTTAGGACCGGAACGATACGAGGCAATCAACAACTTCGTTAACGATATGGCCGGCGAGAAGGCAGCAGACGCGGCCGCAAACGAAGCCCTCATGACGCAGCACAAGCAGAACATGGCCGCATACCTCGACCGAGTAAAGAATGCCAAGACCATAGCCGAGGCCAAGACCGCAGCCCAAGACGCGCAATTTGCCTCTGAGAAGCTTGCCTATGATACCGAGAAGGCAGCAGCAGAGCAGGGAATAAGGAAGGCCAAGCTTCAAGACAGGCTTAACACGCGCCGGCGCATTCAGCAGCACCAGGCAGCTATGTCGGAATGGACAAAACAGGTTCAGGACATCGACAACCTTAACGATGCCAAGAGAATCGCGCAGCGCGAACAGCGCAGACTCTACAGCGAGAATGTAGAAGCGCGAAAACAGGCAGAACTGAAGGCCAGCGAGATAAGGGAACAAGGCAAGGAAGCGTATCAGGAGGCAAAGGACGCCGTAGGCCGAAAGAATGCCGCCCAGGAATTGGAAGATGCCCAAAGGTTGCACGAATGGAGACAGCAGAAGGAAGCCATCGAGGCCGAGAATAAGCAACTCGGCAACAAGAAGCAACGCGACTTCACGAGCCTATCCAGAGGCGTATGGAACTTTCTGAAAGAGAATGCCCCGGCCGTCTATGTCGGAGGCAAACTGGCGAGTATGGCCGGATTGCCGGCCAACGAGGCCGCGACCGTAGCCGGCGCAGCATGGGCAGCGAAACGCATCCTCACCAACCCCACCGCATTGAAGATCATTGCGGCCGGAACCAAGACCGGATTGCGGCCCGAGGTTCTAATACCCGTCATCTCAAGCCTGATAGCGAGCTCAGAGCCCGAGCCACAGCCGGCGAAGCCACAGGAGAGGCAGACTAAAAAATGAACGGAGAGGCCCAACCCATCTATTCGAATCTCCCCCGCGTCACGACCAGCTATGACGACGAACTCAGGTTGTCGCCGGCCGATGAGGCCATAGCGGCCGCGGCCCCGCGGAGGGATACCAGCCCCGAAGAGACGTTGATTGCTGCAGCCCTGGCCTACGAAGAGAATTATCGCAATGCGGCAAAGCAGCGATGGCCTGGTCAGGAACGATGGATAGGCAAAGAGAACGAAGAGATGAGGCTAGTCAACATCCTTCACCCTCATGCATTCTTCCGTAAACTGAAACGCGCCGGCGTGGATTGTTCGATTGAGCCGGCAACCTTCTATGTATGGCAGGAAGACTTTGCCAGCGGCAAACGCATCGAGATGAAACGCGAACGCTACGCCGGCCGGTTCTGGCTTTACGATTACGCGCACAACGGCCGCATCGGAATCGGCGCATGGAAGAAAGGCCAGCGTGTACATATCACCAGTCTGCAATATCCCTATGGACCGGAATGGACACTGATGCGGTTCGACCAGTTTGACGTACCCACCAACGAACGTTATCGCGGATGGCGCACCGCATTGCTTCATCTCATCCTGGCCGGCATCCTCACCGAGGAGGAAGTAAACCGCGCCTTCGGCCCCGTCAAACTGAATCAGGCAAGCCTGTTTTACCGGCAGCAGTTACAGGCACACCGAAAAAAAACGATGGGACTGGTGCAATGAGATTCGACGTCAAAACATGGGGAGAACTGGACCGAGCCGCACAGGAATACCGCGAGGCCGAAGCCGCAACCCCGCTCATTCTCGTCTTTCATACCCCCGGAGACATCGCCCACCGCTTCATCATCAACAACTTTGGAATCGAAAAACAGTCATGCGACAAAAAAGGGAATCCGCTTAATTGCGTGGAATGCTGATGACACATGAAAACTACATCAAGGCCAGACTGGTAACGCTCGCCGTCGATACTGCATACCACATGGGATCCGTCGACGCGATGTTAGCCGTCGCCCAGGTTATCGCCAACCGCGTGAAGGCCGGATGGTGCGGAGGCGACTGGTTACAGATCATCGAAAACGCCGGCGACGTCGCCGGCAACGAGATCCACCACCAGGTGATCGACCCTCACAACGGATCCTTCCGCGAACTCCTGCGCCGAGTCGACGATATCTATTACGGCACCGCGGAAGACGACAACGTAAACACGCCGACCGGCGAAGTATCGTTGTATTACGTCGAGATGGGACGGCCGGCCAGTGAATGGTTTGACCGCACGATCCTCAAGGACTATGCCGCGCATCCGCGCATCGCGAAGGTAGGACTTTTGAACTTCCACGCATGAGGTTAGGCCGATGGCACTCAAGCCCGATGTACACATCTACGGAAAGACCAACCAGGTTGCCGGCATCGCCGCGGATGGAGTCTCGGGATTAGGCGAACCGATGGCTATCGTCGAGATTGCCCTTTGTGGATACGGATCCCAGGTTCCCGGCGTGACCAGCGACGGCAACATAGGCCGACTGACCAACTCCATCATCGCCGCGACGGATGGAACCTGGACAACAGACGTCTACAACAACAGCAACATCACCCCGGCCGGAACCTATTACGTCGTAACCATCAAGGATGAGAACGGCGATATCGCCCAGGTGAAGGCCTTCCGCGTCACCGCGGGAGGATCCTTCGACTTCGAAACGATAGCCCCGATCGATCCCGACCAGCCCCCGCCCGTCATCCCCACGCCCCCACCCGTCAGCGAACTCCTGTATGTCGCCGCGGCCAACGGCATGACATTCGACGGATCCGATTACACGGCATTCACCACCACACTCCCCGGAGACGTAACCTCTTCCGCGGTACAGAACATGGTTGCCGGCAATCTCTACACCTTCATCATTCGCCAGGACGGCACCGGAGGCCATAGTTTCCAATGGCCGGCCGGATGCCAGGGAGCCACCAACGCCAACCCCCAGGCCAACGGCACCGCGGTACAGACCTTCGTTGCCTTCGACAGCGATACTCTCTTCGCCATCGCCCCCGGAACCTATCTCCCATGACCAACCGAAAACTAAAACGAATGGTGACGACCGGCGACGTCATAATTGACGGATACCAGGCCGATACCTGGTTCATCTCGTTAACCCGCAACGTCAATCTGAATTTCAAGCACATGGTTGCCGGCCGACTCTATACCATCCTTCTCATCCAGACCGGCGACAAGCTTGTGAACTGGCCGGCGAATGTAAATGCGGCCTCACTGGATCCGCGCAAGGGAAGCATCAGCGTCCAGACGTTTTTCGCGAGCGATCCGGCAACGTGCCAATCCATCTCGGCCATGACTTACATGGAAAAACCATGAAGACAATTCGATATGACGGCATCCTGTTATTTATTTTCGCGTGTGTTGTGTTTTTGTTGATCGTATTTCTCGCGGAATACCTGGCCGCGCACATTCAGTAAAGGAGTCACGTCATGGCCCCCACCTATTTCAGAACCCGCATCGCCCCGGTTTCTCCGGTAGAGATGGAGACGGATTTCTATGCAGGTGCGCCCTCGACTCCCACCATCCAGGCCGCAGTAACCCGCGCCGCAGGTGCAGGAGTACCCGCCAGGGTTATTATCCCCATCGACTATGCCGGCAGCGATGCCATCACCGCGGTAACAGGCGGAGTCGATAACGTATTCCTGCTAGACCTTAGAAATGCCCAGTGGCAAGCCTATCACTGGGATGATTCTCTGTTGCAATATGTTCCCGCTTCCTTCGTGCAGAATGGTTGGTTTGGCTCAAGGCAGGTAAATTTCAGCCTCTTTGTCGGATCCGCTTCCTGGCAATACAACACCATTCAAGGTGCCCTGGACTTTGCAGCAGGGTTTCCTTCCTTTGCCTATGCCATCGTCATAGGCCCGAGCTACAACGCCGGCGAGGATATCAGCACTCTCACCAATGGCCGCAGCAACATTTACCTGGTCGACCAGCGAGGAGCGGCATGGGTGAATTACACCTGGTACGCCCCGAATAATCAGTATGTACCAGCCCCAATCAATGCAACGGCCGGCCTCTCCGTTAGCCTAATCAACCATTACATGTATGTCTGGAACGGCGGCAAATACAAGCTGATTCAAACCGCAATCAATGACGCCATCACGTTCACCGGAAATTGGTGCATCCTCGTAGGACCGTCCTATAACGGAGGAGAAGATATCGCGAATCTCGCGGGAACGGCCAACGCATACATCGTGGACCAGAGAGCCGCAGAATGGGCATGGTGGGAATGGAATGGAACGAACTATGTCAACGTCAGCAATTCCGTTGGTGGCGACCTGCACGTTTCGGGTGACATCTACGCGAACAACGCGATTCTCAGTGGAATGCTCACGGTTGCAGGTAAGTCGCACCTCACCGGAACGGTTACAGCGGATAATGATGTGCTCGTAGGTGGATCCCTGCAGACGACAGGCCTCAACGTTGAACAGAACATGATGGTCAACGGCAACGCACAGATCAGCGGCACCGCGACGATAGGAGGAACGGCAACACTCAACGGAGTACACGCCACCGGCCCGGTAACGTTCGACGGCAATTTAAGCGCACAAGCGGGAACTTTTACGTCATGCCAGGTTAGTAACTCCCCCGTCAGAACGTTTGCGAATACACCGGACGGCCCCGGCCAGGGAATGGTATGGCCCCCCACAGGCATCCCGGTATCACAAGGTTCCACCTGGCAAAATCCATCGATTGACCCGACATCACTCGCCACCTGGCCGGCCGCAGGAATACCTGTTTCCACCGGAACCGCATGGGGTTCGCCCATCAATCCGAATACATTGGCAACCTATCCCGCCGCAGGAGTCGCGGTATCCACCGGAACCGCATGGGGATCCTCCATTCCTTCGGCAAACGTGGTTGTCAAAGGAACCGGAGGACTGGTAAGCGGAATCGGCCTGGAAGCTACCGGCACCATGCCAGCGAATACCGCCACACAGAGCGCAGTTCGAGCAGGCATAAGCGGAACCTTCCCCATCCTTAGCTGGACCAACTCCGGAGCACCCGCAGATGCAAGAATCTATGACCTGTTAGTGGATACCAGCGGCAACCTGTTAGGGCGAATGGTCAACGATTCAGGAAGCCCCACCAACTGGTTAATTGTTTCCCGAACCGGAAACACCCCGACGACCGCAACCATCGCGGCCGACGTGCAAGCCAACGGCAAATTGCAAGCCGGTAGTGCCCTAACCATGTATACCTATGCCGGTTCCTTTGCGGCAGCAGGACAGGCAACATGCAGAGTAAATACCACAGGAGATATGTCTTTCAGCCCCGGTTATACAAACACTGGCCTGGATTTTGGCATAGATAGCACGTTTCAAACGGATAAGAGCGGTGTATATCGTTTCTGGTCCGGTAACGGAGGCTCAGGGAATAATGCAATTCTAACCATCGACAGAGCCGGAAACCTCTCCGCTACCGGAGGAATTACTGCTAGTTCAAAGAGTTTCAAAATCCCCCACCCCACCGATCCGACCAAGTATCTAATTCACGGCTCACTGGAAGGACCGGAGTATGGAGTCTACTATCGCGGCGAAGGCGAGACGGCGAACGGCAAAGCAACGATTACCCTCCCCGATTACTTTGAAGCTCTCACGATGCCCGACCAGCGCACCATACAACTCACCGTAAGAGTCGATGACGATAACCCCGTCTTCGGAGGCCAACTCGCCGCCGGAAGAGTGAAGGATGGAAAGTTCACCGTCTACTCGACCGATCCCGCAGCTAAGTTTTACTGGGAAGTGAAGGCAGTACGACGAGATATAGGAGCTCTTGACGTGGAACCGGCAAAGACCGCAGCCGAGACGCTACAATAGCGGCAAAACAGTAGGCTATAAGGCATAACAATCGAAAACCGGACTGGCCTGGTGTGGCGATAGATCCGCAAAGGATCATCGGGAAATAAAGGATCTGGATTCCGGCCGGCAACCCCGGCCGGAATTTTTATGCGCTCGCGATAAAATCAGGATGGCAGTTTTCTTTGGGTACGGCCGGCAGCGCATGAATGCCGGCCGCTTTTTATGCTTGACGTCATGATGACGGTTTGATAACGTCGTGAGTATTGAAAGCAGCAAGGAGAACCGAAATGCCTGTACCCATGACCTATGCCAAAGACGACCGCTATAAAGTTTCCTTCACCATCACCGTCACCATGCCCGTAATCGTCGATATCGAAGATATCTCGGCCGATAGCCTGGAAGATGCCATTGCCAAGGCCAAGAAGGAAATGGACGACGACGAAGTTTGGTATGCAATGAAGGAACAGCGCGACCTTCATAATTTCAATTACACCCTGGACGACGAACAGGCCGAAATCAGCGACAAAGTTTGCCCCCGTTGCGGATGGCACCAGCCGGCGAAGAGAGTAAGCGAAGACGGTTGCGAGGATTGCGCCGACCTCAGCGCGGAAGAAGTTGAAGAAACAAGGAAGAAAGACTAAGCGAACCGGCCGCGGAATCCCCGCGGCCAGCATCATTTTTACCCAAAAGAAAGCGGAAACCATGAGCAAAAAGATCATTTATATCTCGGCCGAGAATATCAAGAAACTGAAGGTGTTCAAGGTAAATCCCACCGCGGCCGTTACCAAATACACCGGCGCCAACGGAAGCGGAAAGACGACCGCCCTCGACGTCATCGAATGGGCATTGCGCGGCACCGACAACATCCCGAATGTACCCATCCGCACCGGAGCCGAACGAGGTGAAATCATCGTTGAATTCGACGATATCGTTGTCAGCCGCGTCTTCACCAAAGACGGAGCCCGTACCGGCGTCCTCAAGATCGAGGAAAAGGGAACCAAGAAGCGAATCAACAGCCCTCAAACCATGCTCGACAAACTGATGTCGAAGGTTAGTTTCGATCCGCTCGCCTTCACCCGCATGAACCAGGCACAGCAATTCAAGACGCTTCGCCCCCTGGTCAAGCTAAACGTCGACCTCGACGCCCTGGAACGCGAGAACAAGGCCGACAAGGCCACCCGCCGCGAGATAAAGAAGGAAGCAACCGCCCTCACCAACCGCGCCAACGCAATTCAGATCCCCGCAGGGATCCCCCAGGAACGCGCCGATGAAGCCGGCCTGTTGCAGAAGCTTACCGATGCCGCAGAGTACAACTCAGGCATCGAACGCGAGCGCAACCGGCGCCGGCAGATTGAAGACGACCTCGGCCAACGCCTGGAGCAGATCGAAATTAAGAAACGCGAGCTCGACAACCTCAAGAGCGCAATTGCCAACATGGAGGCCACCGCGAAGCATACGCAAGCCACCATCAAGGACTGGAAGAAACTCGACGATCCGCGGGATGCTGCAGACCTACAGAGGCAGGTAGAAGAAGCGAAGCGGGTTAATTACTTCATCGACCAACGCGCCCAGGCCACCAAGCTAACCACCGATGCCGAAGGCATTCTTAACCGAGTCACCAAGCTAACCGAGGCCATCCGGCAACGCGACCAGGAACGCGAAGATGCTATGGCCGCGGCCAACTTCCCCATCAAAGGCCTGGCCTTTGCCAAAGTCGACCCCGACGACGAAGACGCCGAATACGAAGTGTTTTACAACGGCCTACCCTTCAACCAGGCATCGAGCGCCGAACAGATCCGCGCCAGTGTCGCTATCGGTATGTCCGAGAATGCAGAAATCCGCGTCATGCGGATTGAAGATGCCAGCCTGTTAGATGATGCATCTTTTGCCGAAATTACGAAGATGGCCGAGGAGCACGATTACCAGGTGTTTGCAGAAATCGTCGATACCACCGGCAAAGTTGGAGTCTACCTGGAAGATGGCGAAGTCGCCGCAGTGAATACGGATGAGCCCACGCCGGCGACGTCGAAGAAAGCCCCGCGAAAGAAGGCCAGCAAATGAAGAAGCCACCCGAAACACAATCCGGCCGATGCCGGTATTGCCGCTGTACTTACTGGAATGCTTGCGAAGATGGATGCTCATGGGCAAACAAATCACAGACCGTATGCAGCAACCCGCGATGTCTATTCCGACACGTCAAGCGAGGATTCTTATCCGATATATCCCAGTTATTCCGCGCCGATGCGCGAGCAGTCGCAGAAGAAAAGAAATGAAGGAAACAACCGATTGCCCCGCGATGGGATCCCTCGGCATCCACACCGAGGGATATTACGAAGGATTCACATGCCAACTTTGCGGCCAGATAGGCCCGAAAGAAGAGGAAGAGGAAGAAATAACAGAAGACCCGAAGATAAATCAAACCAATGACTAAAACAGATGCAAGACTAATGCTCGCTATCATCATTCTGCTAGTCACCAACCCCCATCCTCACGGATGGGAGTTGGTTTTACTCGCCGGTTTCGTCCTATTGTTTATGATTGACGTCAAAGTGAATTGGAGAAGAGGAGATTAACCAGTGTGCTTGCCCGTTCACCCATTCCGCGTAGAACATGAATGGTTCCACGCCGGCCTTAAATGCGCCGTCGTACAAGCCCGAGAGGCGTCCCACCGATGCGCGTATGTCAGGATCCCACCAGGCCACCCGCTTTATGGAAAATCCTATGATGCGGCCGACGAATTCGCATCGCCACACGGAGGTTTTACCTTTGCCGAGGCCGAAAAATGCGACGAGGAAGACGGCCGCGGATGGTGGTTAGGATGGGACTACGCGCACTTAGGCGATGCCATGCACGATTACAACGCCGACCGCTCGCAGCTATCCTCCGAGGCCTGTAAGTCACTTGACGTCATGCTAGACATTCACACGCGAACGGAGGCAGCAATCTACCATAACCAGATCCCGCCAAACTTTATGCGAGAGAAATTCTGGACCCTGGCCGAAGTCGAAGCCGAGGCCGAGCAGATAGCCGAACGTCTGGCCGACGTCGACCGGATCCGCGCCGAGATTGACGGCCGCGAACTACCCGCCCAGGAGCCCCGCGAGCTATGCCGCGAACGACTCTTGACCCTGGCAAAAGAAATCCGCGAACAAAAAGAGTTAGCGTGATGAGTCTTATTGAAATCTTCGAACGCATCACGGCCGGCATGACGAAGGAGGAGGCCGCGGCCATCCTGGCCGGCCAGATCGACGAGCTCGCCGGCATGGGAGTCGACAGGGAAGACGCTCGCCGGCGAACCCTGGTCAATATCGGATACTTCGCCGGTTACTATTCGAACGAGATTCAAGACCTGGCCTATAGCCTATTCGATACACAGCACCCCATCTTCGGCCGTACACATCCCACCAGCGAAGAGGCCTTAAGGTTAGGCATGGAATATGGGGAACGAATGAAGCAACGCGCCCAGGGGGGAGAGAACTCGATTACATGCCCAATCTGTAAGATGACCAGCTATCACCGCGAAGATATCCGTTATGGTTATTGTTCAAACTGCCATGCCTTCACCACAGAAACCAAACCAGGACGCCCCGTTATTTGAAGGTTGCACCTTCCGCGAGATGCCCAATGGTATCCGCTGTAAGAAGGTATGCGATCCCGGCGAGGAGTTATGTCCTCATCATCGCCTCTTGGCCTCGGATCCGAAGCTTGCCCCCATGAAGACGCCCCGAGGCTATCAGGAATAACAGCCGGCAAAAGAAAACGCGGCCGGATCCGGCCGCGCATGATAAGTTTTCAATCCCGCCTTTTAGGACACCAACCCTGATGTTCATAGCCCGTAAAGCCACATTCAGAACAGCGCGACCGCTCCATCTTCTCTCTAAGTTGCTGTAATTCTCGGTTACATTTTTCTTCGGCCCTCTTCCTGGCCTCAATCGTTAATTGCTGAAAGTTTGGCATCATCTCCCCCTTCTATCTGGCATGTATTGGTTTAGTGCATTTGCGATCCGTTCCGCAACGGCCTTACTCCTGGCCGTCGCAACCCATCCTTCGACTCGTTTAACCTCAAGGCCTTCCGAGTAGAAGATTGGAACCGGAGGAACGGCCGGAAGCACCCGCCTGGCCGAATCCATCGCCGCGTCGACAGTGGCGCCGGATCCGATAACCTCATACCCGCTATAGATCCGAAACCCACCCGCAAAAGGGATGACGGCCGGTAGCCATGTGCCGGCATCCCTTAGAATCTGTACCGCCCTAATGTTATCCATTCGACTTTCCGATTATCCTTGCGATGGCCTCAAGAGGAGTTAGCGTTTCGCCAAAAGGTTCCCAGTAAAGCGTGAACTTGCCAGGTGTTTCATTCGAGCCCGAAGACCAGCAAACCGGCGAGGCCAATTGTGCAACCGGCGTTTCGTCACCGTCGAACAGAGTAAGAATGTCGTCACTCACGCGGAAACGATTGTCTTTGACGCGCCGGCCACCCATGTAACGCGAATAAGAAACCTCGGAAACGCCTAACCATTCGCGAACATCCGCGAGCGCAAAGTTTACTTCAACCTCAAGGATCCCTTGCGACGTTTGCGAGTACCAGGTTAGGGAAGCGGTTCGGGAATAATCAGCCGGTTCGATTTCGAAGAGGAACGGAGAAACTTCATATTCTTCGTCAACCCGCTCGATTTTAGATGTCGGCCAGGCCTCATACTTTGCGCGAGGGATGAATGTCCTAGAGGTTCCCTTGAGTGACATCAAGGCAATTGGAGGAAACGCCGCGGCCAGGATCCGAACCGTATCAGCCGAAGGTTTCGCAGAATCGAAGGGATAACGCTTGCCAGAAACCTTAAGGTGAACATCCGCGGCATACGACGTCGTACAGATGAAGACGTCAAAGGCCGCTACAGAATCGGGAACGAGCTCATAAACGGCCGAAACCTTCGTTTGTTCTGCAATTCTTTTTTCAGCATCATGACGGATTGTTTCGGCGTTAATTGGATTCTTCATTTTTCTATTCTCCCTTGCGGCAATTTGCCGCGATTCGAGGCCGGCCGCGGATCCCGAGGCCGGCCGGTTATGGTTTATTCAGCCGAAGGAAACTGATGCGACAACGACCAGGCAACATGTGCCGCCCGTTCATTCCGAACCAGGCGAGCGGCATAAAATCCGGCCATAACTTCATTACCGGCCGCGATAGATTCCCTAATGCTAGAACGCATGTGTACACCGGCCTCGCTGAGTGCATCCCGAAGAATCAAAATCTCATTAAGGGTAAATTGATACGGTTTCGGATCCATTGTTTCTATTCTCCCTTGCGGCAATTTGCCGCGATAAATTGATTATAAGCATGACGTCATCGAGACGTCAACCGAAAGTATTACCAGTTACGTAAAAATGATGCCGTAGGATAGCTGTCTAACACCCGTTGCATCGCATCCTGGCGATTATAAGCGCGGATCCAAAGGCCGATATCGTTGCGGCCGTCGACGTCATCCGCGGCCGCGTAGTAAAGCGGCATACCCTGGCCAAAGTATCGGCCGGCCGCATTATATCCACCGGAGTTTAGACGCTCGCGATGAAGCGAGAAATTGAGAAGACTGGAATCCCGAAGAACATAGACGTTAACGCGGGATCCCCCAAGATGCGAACCGCAAACGTCACAAGATGATGACGAAAATTCGTCTGTATCTTCGCCGGTTCGCAATTCTTCATTCGGCCGAACCTGGCCGGATCCGAGGAAGCATGTAACGTTTTGTGCAACCGCGTCGAGCGAACCGGAGAGAATGAGGGATCCGGCCTCGGATCCGAAGTTAATGTAATCCGCGCAATCCGCGCAAGCATACCCAAGTTCTACTACCTGAAATTGATTCTTCACTTGAAAATTCTCCCTTGCGGCAATTGCCGCGATAATGGCCGGCCTCGGGATCCGAGGCCGGCCGGTTATGGTTTATTCATTTACTTCGTTCTGAGCTTTGTATGTAACGTTACAGGCCGACTCTATTGCAATTAGCTCTTCAAACGTCAATTGTGTGCAACGGCAGGAACTTCGAAGATACTGGCGAATTCGCCATAGTTTGTCGACGGTACCGCGTTTAGTCCGAGGAATCATTTTTTTCTCCCTTGCGGCAATTGCCGCGATGTTAGGCCGGCCTCGGATCCCGAGGCCGGAGTCAATTGATTAGGCCATTAGAAGATGCTTTTGTAACTCCATAATGGCCTGGCGCACATTATTCTTTGCTTCTTTGACGATAGTGTAGAAGTTTGGAGCCTTCGAACCGGCCGGCGATTCAGCATCCCATATTCGCTTTAACAAGGCCGTTGCATCCTCAGCCATCCCTTGTTTAGAGAATTCGATAACCATATTGCGCGATAGAAACCGCGTTTCGAATCTCTCGGTTTCGTTGCAGGTGAAAACCCATATTGTATTTGGTGCGGGGTTGGTTCCGTCGAGATAGGACAAACAAGCAACTTGCGCGGCATCTGACATTCGATCCGCTTCGTCTACTAGCACAATATGAAGACGCTTCCCAAGCATCGGGACATATTCACATTGCCGGCGAACTTCTTTCAAGGTGTCGATAGTGCAATTTTGCGATGGGATATGGTGAATTTCGGCCGCGAGCTCGCCGGCGAGCGCAAGCGCAAGTGACGTTTTCCCGGTTCCCGATGCTCCAACAAATAGAAGGCCGCAATCGAACGGATTCGATACCAGTTTGGCGCATACCTTCTTTGCATCTGGTATGCCGGCGAATTCTGCGATTGTCTTTGGTCTGTATTTCTCTACTAGCAGCATCTTTGTTTCTCCCTTGCGGCAATTGCCGCGATGAATTGAATGTAAGGTACGGATCCGGCCGAGTCAAGAAAAATCGTAGTAAGACTTACAAATAATTTCCGCGAACCGGCCGCAAAGGCCAGGCGAGCGGCCGGAGAAGCAGATCCGAACCGGCCGCAAAGGCCAGGCGA